AACTTATTTTGATGGTAGTAGTGGAAATCCAAATTATGTTGGAGTAAATTTGCAATTATCAACTGACAACGGAAGTAACTGGGGAGTAGCAACTCAAATGTACACTTGTTCATTAAATGCAAGCGCTCATGGAATTATAAGTCTTAATTATATTGCTGATATTACTAATACTTCAAATGATAAATTAAAGTTTAGTACTGATGTTGAATCAACAGATACAGTTGCTTTTGGTGGAAATACAAGTCAACAAAGAACTGGATTTGTTATTTTTAGATTAGGAGATACATAAAATATGACAGAACAAGAATGGCTAGATAAAGCATTAACACATTTACATATAGGACAATGGTTTGGTTGGAGAAAAGAAGATGATAATGGAAACATTATTCCTAACGATCAAAGAATGTCTTATGAAAATATTATTGTGCATGACAGTTCAATTACAAAACCAACTAAAGCAGAAGTAGAAGCAAAGATACAAGAACTCAAAGACGCAGAAGCAAATGCAATAGCGAAAAAAGAATCTGCAAAAGCGAAACTTGCTGCACTAGGATTAGACGAAGAAGAAATCAAAGCAATTATAGGAGTTTAATATGGCAATCACACGAATAGGAAACATCGCAAACACAATTCCCGATAACTCGATAGCTAATTCTAAATTCGCGGATATTGTTAATTTTAAAAATATTATTATCAATGGGGATATGAGTATTGCTCAAAGAAGCACAAGTGTAGCTTCTATAACTACTAGTGGTTATTATACTTTAGATAGATTTCAAACTCTTATAAGTTCTTTAGGAACTTGGACACAATCACAATCAACTGATGTTCCAACAGGAGAAGGTTTTGCTACATCTTTAAAAATGGATTGCACTACTACTGATGCCTCTCCTTCAGCTTCGGATAGATTAGTAGTTAGACAATTATTTGAGGGACAAAATTTACAATATTTAAAAAAAGGAACTGCTAATGCCATATCTTTAACTGCTTCATTTTGGGTTAAATCTACAAAAACTGGAACATTTATTGTAGAACTTTTTGATGTTGATAATCAAAGACAAATTTCCGCATCTTATACTGTAAATACAACAAATACTTGGGAAAAGAAAACTGTTACATTTGCTGGAGACACAACAGGTGCTTTAGATAATAATAATGGTGAAAGTTTCCAAATAAATTTTTGGTTAGGTGCTGGAACAGATTTTTCATCTGGTACTTTAAATACAACTTGGAATTCTAATACAAATGCAAACAGAGCAGTTGGACAAGTTAATATAGCAGATTCAACATCTAACGATTGGTACATTACAGGCGTACAACTAGAAGCAGGTACTACAGCTTCGGACTTTGAATTCTTGCCACATGATGTGAATTTACAGAGGTGTTGGAGATATTTTGAAAAAATTGCAAATGGTGGTGAAGATCCAGATGCCGTAATTGGTTCAGGTGGTTATGTATATCAAACAAATGTTCTTGCTGTAAACTATCAATGGTACCCAAAAAGAGCAGCTCCAAGTATTTATCAAACCAGTGGAACAAATTATTTTAGATATCAAAGAGATGGAGCTACTGAAGATTTTAATTCAATAAAAATTTATATACCTAATTATTTAAATGGACTTATTTATTCAGATGATGGTTTTACTGGTACATCTGGTTCAAACGGTTGGGTTCAATTAAATAATAATTCGTCAGCTTATTTAGGATTAAATGCGGAGTTATAATTATGATTAATACAGTTACAAAATATTATTTTAATGGACAAGAAGCTGGTTATATTGTTACTTATGTAAATAGTAATATTCAACTGTCCGTACCGCTAGACGAAGCAAACACAGATTACCAAGCAATACAAGAGTGGATTGCTGAAGGAAACACAGTAATAGATAACGGAGCGTAACCGATGCTTTTCGGAACTAGTACTTTTGCCGGTCAAGCATTTTCGGCTATTCCCAATGACGCGGGAAATGTTCTTGTTTCTACTGTAGGAAATAATTTAATACTTACCATTGGTCCTGTTAATATAGCAGCCAATTCTATTGTAGAAACTTCAGGCGCGGATCGTTTATATTTAGGAACAGGAACTGTTACTATTTCTACTACAGCAAATGTCTCTTTAACAGGTTCTCCTTTAATTATGGCGACAGGAGATGTGTCTGTTTCAGGAACAGCAGTAATAAATACTACTGGAAACCAATTGACTATTCAGAGTGGAACGGTTACTATATCAGGAACAGCAAATGTTCTAGTAAATGGCAGTCCATTAACATTAGCTAGTAATAATGGAGGAACAACGGACGTTATTGTGTGGAATGAAATCATACCTGGAGCAACTATGGTATGGACACCAATAGATCCTTATTAAATTATGGCATCAACATATTCAACAGATTTATCCCTAGAGTTAGTCGCAACCGGTGAAAAAGCTGGTCTATGGGGAACTATTACCAATACGAACTTACAAATTTTACAAACAGCTTCCTCTGGTTATACTACATTAACTTTATCTTCAGGAAATACCACATTAAGTTTAGCAGATGGTTCTGCTTCCGCTAATGGTAAGAATTTTTATATTAAATTAACAGGAACTTTAATTGGTAACTGTACGGTTACTATGCCTGCATCTACGACAGGTGGAACAGCAAACAGAGTTTTTATTATAGAAGATGCAACTTCTAGAACTACTTCTAATTATACAGTAAGTGTTTTAACTACAGGACAAGCAATTGCGACTCCGGTTCCCGTTGGATCTACTTTACTATTAGTATCTGATGGATCAACTCCTTTAACTTCTATTGGAATGATGAATAAAGGATATCATTCTATTAGTGATGCTAACTCTCCTTATGTAGCAATTGCTGGAGATCAATTGATTGTAGATACTAGAACTAACCCCGTCACAGTTACTTTACCTGCTTCTGCAAATGTAGGAGATGAAATAGTTATTATAGATGGTTATAATTTCTTTGCATCAAACAATTGTGTTGTAGGTAATAATGGTCTTAATATTTTAGGAGCAGCTTCCGCTCTAACTTTAAGTACCAACCGACAAGCTATTACACTTGTTTATGTAAACGCTACTCAAGGTTGGACTTATAAGACTAACACAGCATAGGAGCTAATTCATGGCTCTCACAGAAGTTAAATTCGCCCCAGGAATTGACAAACAAGATACAAGCGTAGGTGCGTTTGGTCGTTGGGTAGATTCCGATAATATTAGATTTAGATATGGACTTCCTGAAAAAGTAGGAGGATGGGCCTCTTTATTAAATGAAACCATTGTCGGTGTATCTAGAAAAATGTTAGCGTTTGTAGATAAAACAGGTAATAGATATGTTGCTATTGGGACGGATAAATTTTTACTTATTTATTTTGAAGGGCAATTGTATGATATTACACCCTGGAGAAGTAATCCAAACGGAACTCAAGTTACCTTTGCTTCTTCTACATTAGCAACCAACAGTATTTCTAATAAACAATGTACAGTCACAACAACAACTAATCATGGTTTAGTTGCGGGAGATATGATTGTATTAGATTCAGTTACATTACCAGTAGGAACGGGATTAAATGCTTCTGACTTTGAAGATAAATTATTTCAAGTACTAACAGTACCTACCCCTACTACTTTTACTATTGACTCTTTAAATCAAGCAACAGCGGTCATCGCTTCGGGTGGAAGTATGACTGTACAACCTTATGTTTATGTTGGCCCTGCTGAACAAACCTATGGTTATGGATTCGGTGTAGGTCAATATGGAGGAACGGTTGCCGGTGCTTCGAGTACTACTATTAATAATGCTGGTGTTTTTGCAGCAGGTGCTACTTCGGTTATTGTAACTGATTCTTCCACATTACCTGCAAGTGGAGTTTTGTTAATTAATGATGAATTAATGAGTTACACAACTAATAATACAGGTACCAATACTATTTCAGGAATTACTAGAGGACAATTTGGAACAGCAGATGTAACTCATGCGGATGGTTCTACTGTTACGAACGCAACTAATTATACAGGATGGGGGACCGCGGTTCAGGCAGCGACTATTACACTAGAACCAGGACTATGGTCTTTAGATAATTATGGTGATGTATTAATAGCAACTGTTGCAAATGGAAAAACATTCACATGGGATTCTAGTATTGCAGCTAGACTTTCTACAAGAGCTTCTCAATTAACAAGTGGTTTTGAAACAACTAATAATCCAGTTGCATCTCGTGCAACTTTAATTTCACCAACAACACGTCACTTGGTTCATTTAGGAACAACCACAGATAATGCAGATGAAGATACTCAAGACGATATGTTTATTCGTTTTTCAAGTGCAGAAGCAATTGATGAATTTACAGTACAAGCTGTAAATAGTGCTGGAACTTTTAGATTACAAGATGGAACAAAAATTGTTGGAGCGTTGAACGCGAAAGAAACTATTTTAATTTGGACCGATAATTCTTTGTACACAATGAAATTTGTTGGGGCTCCATTTACCTTTGGCTTTGAACAAGTGGGAACTAATTGCGGATTGATTGGTAAAAATGCAGCTGTTGAAATAGATGGTATTGCTTATTGGATGAGTAATAATGGATTTTTTGCATTTGATG